AACTTGTCTTTTCTGAATTTGGCCAGATCTGAATCCATAGGATATTCAGACATCACATATCCTAAATTTCCAGTAACCCTTCTTCCAGAACCAGACATCAAGAAAAATCCAAGAAGATTTATTCCAAGTGAATTCTTGAGTCCTTCAAGAAGAATATCAGTTTCTTTTTTCTGTCTGCCTTTATCACTAACAGGATAAGTTCTTGTTCTTGATGCCTTATCATCGATATGTAATGCTCTTCTATCAAAATGTCTAGTAACATTAGTAGAATCAAGATAATGACCATTTCGATTACTCTGCCCGTCAGTCAAAAATACTGCATTCACAATCTGAGCCTTTGTTCTGATTTTGAATTCCTCAATTATTGACTTTGACATAATAATTGTATCATCCAAAGGAGTTCCGCCCAAATTATAATTGTTAGGAAGTCCAAAGTATTCATAATTACTACTGTAATAATAAGAATATCGATTACTGAATGCATCTGCAAGCATAAGAACATTTTCATACGCATCAGTCAATTCTCTGTTTCTCATTCTGGAAGAAAACAGATTGAGTAACTTAGTGTTTTTACTGATAACCATATCGTTTGTCTTATAACTTGCAATCTTCTTGCCAGTCATACTTGTATCGTAAGGAATTTCATTTCTTCGTCTGTACATTTCTTCATTATCATCATCGTTCCATTCACGATAACTATCAGAAAATGCAAACACTTCAAAAGGAATCTGAACCTTCTGGCAGAACATTGTCAAGTTGACCAACTGCTCAATGGTATCTTTCATACATCCACTCATTGAACCAGACCAATCTATGAACATAACCATTCCATGATTCTTTCCTTCTGGAAAAGAAGTAATCTGTTGAAAAAGATTCTCACTATACTTGTATGCATGAATCTTATTCATATCAAGAGTTCCCTTCTTTGAATTATAGGCCCTACGATGAATATCTGCAGCCTTCTTCATTTCAAACTCTTTGACCATGTAACTGATCATCTTTTCGTTTGCAGACTTGAACTTTTTCAGAAGTTCTCTTCCAAATTCAGTTGCACCTTCTTGTGATACATAATACTCACTAATTTCTTTGTGAACTTTTTTGTAATCAATAATGAAGGAATCGAGATTCAATTTTGGAAAAGTGAGATAGTTTGGAACAGTAACACCATCTCTCATATCTGCCATCTCTTCTTCTCTCTCACGAAAGTTATCATCAGTAAGAGAAGTGGGCCCTGACACACCCCTATCATCTGAAAAAGGATTTCCAGTTCCACCTTCAAAACCATCTGAAGTTTTTCCTTCAGTCTTATCACTCGAATCATCAAAAGAATCATCAGACTTGGACTCGTTTTCTTCTCTCATCTTGTCCATTGCATCTTTGACTTCTTTTTCAAAAGAATTTAATTCACTATCTGAATCTTCACCTTCTGAACCAGAACCAGAAACACCATCTTCTTCAGAATCACTTTCAGCAGATTCGTCACCGGCCATATCCATATCGAAATCATCCATTTCAGACTCATCACCAGAACCATCTGAACCTTCTGATTCTTCATCTTCTCCAAACTCATCTGATTCATCCATATCACCGAACTCATCATAACTGTTATCGGTTTCAGATTCGTTTTCTTTACACCAATCATAGAGGGCTTCAGTAACTTCCAGAACATCCTCAAAAGTTTCAGTTCTCATTACTTTTTCAACCCACTCTTTTTCTTCTTCTGAAAACTCAATTCCGTAATCAGTTCCGGCTTTGGTATATAAATTAATACGATCAATCAGACCAAGATCATTGACATCTACTCCCATTGATTTTAGTCCGAAAAAATCTTCATTCATAAGTTCCCTATACCCACCAATCATATGAGTACGGGCACCAGCAAATTTTCTCTTAATTTTCTTTTCGATTCTCGCATCTTCAATAACGTTCAAAAAGGATTTGAAACCTTTTCCTTTTTTACTTGCAGAAGAATGCCATCCTTCAAATGGAGTCCAAAGTGCATGACCAACTTCGTGGGCACAGAACAGATCATAAACATCTGAACCAGGCTTCCATTTAAGAATAGGTAGGTACAACACACGATTTTTCACATCGAATGCTGCAGTAGGAATTTTCTTGTGTTCAACAGTAATGTTCTCTGCTGCCATCAGTTTGGCAAGAAGAGACTTCTGTTCAACTAATTTAGTATCGTTTTTCATAATCAACTCAAAAAATGGTTATCTCTCAACCTCACATATACTATTATACTAAATTTTGAGAGGAATGTCAAGTTTTTTCTGAATTTTCTTCTTCTTCGGACATTTCTTCTTCTGAAACGGATCTTGCATAGTCGCCCGTTCCATCGTCAAGATGTTCAAATCCTGTCAATCTGACCGAATACCGATCTAGAAGTTCTTTTCTTGATCTCTTTCGTGATTCCGACATTTTTACCTCCTTTCTCATTACATAACTATTATACCAGAAGGAGTGCCGAATGTCAAGTTTTTTTCGGGTACATATTGTCTAAAATGTCTGGATCAGTAGTTCCCATCATATCTTTTGTGAGTTTGGTCTTTGGAACATTATCTGAAATCCATGCCAGAAGTTGTCGTAGAACATCTGATTCTGGCCCCATTGACTTTCCTTCTTTCTTGAAGGTTAGGTAGGTAAAATCTTTAACAATTATATCACCTTGTTTAGTTGTCATAGGTTTTTTTGTATCGGGGTCGGCCCATGCAATAGTGTTGTCTCTGTTATTGAGAATCACACGAACACTTCCATTAAGTCCTCTTGGAAGTTTTCCCTTGACTACATCATACATATTTGTGGCTGCACCTTCATGTGAGAGTAACATGATATCTTCTGGAACAACTCTTTCTCGATTTCTGTTATTGAGAATCGCAACTGCATAATTTGTCAAGACCCATGTGAGATGGATATTTTTAGATTCATATCCTGCCTCTAACAACTTTGGCATGACATCTCCGATATCACTTGCATCTTTCATTGTGATATCGAACATGATATTTGGTAAGTGTCTGGTGTTTGCATCTCTTAAAAGAAGATCAAGAGACTTATCTTTTATTCCTTTTTTCTTCACAAACATATGAAGTTTGTATACTGCTTTCGGATCTCTCAGAGACAATCCTCTAATTTCTGGATACAATTTTTTCGTATCCGACAACTTTATGAATGCTTTCTTCCATTCATCAACATCACGAATCTTGAATTTTTCACCTTCCATGAAGTTCTTAATTGCAAAACCTTTGCCTGATCCTGCACCACCAGCAAGAAATACGATCTGGCCGTACCTCTTACCTTGATTGTACATTATTAGTTTTTCTTCTAGGTATTCTCTGAAGGATAGCATAGACACCAGTAATTAAATATTAAAGATTAACATTAATATTTATAAAACTAGAAGTCTCCTATCTTTTTGGTGAGTGTTTCTAGACCATGTTCTGCAAAATATGCTGGAATTTTGTCTCTACTTCCTAGCTCTTTTGCATCGAATTGTTCTAGAATTTCTTTTTGTAGATCATACGGAGTGTATCTTAAATCTACAAGCATGGTGTTTCTCTGTAATCTTTTCCTATGCTCTTCTGGCATTGGGATATGTTTCCAAGATTCAATGAGTTTTTTGGTCATAGGTACTTGTCGAATACCAGACACAATACAATTGTCATCACTAAGCACGTTAGGAATGCCATCACTCTTATCTCCTCGTAGAATGTGTTCTCTTAAATATTCTTCTGGATCTACACCATTCAACAACTTTTTTGCAATCGGACTATATTGAAATACATCATGGTATCTCTGTAATTGAATGAAATCCTTATCACTAGAAATGATCATTGTTTTTCTATTTTCGACCCTTCTAGCCATAACCAAAGTACCAATTATATCATCTGCTTCTGCTCTGTTGACTTGTAATACTTTGTAAGGAAAAGTTTCTTTCAGTTCTTTTTTCAACTGTTCAAAACATCCGAATATCTGATCCCAATTTAAAGGAGATTCTTCTCTGCCTGTTTGCCTACCTATTTTGTAATATGGAAATACATCCTTTCTCCACGAAAGGCTCCCATCACAACAAATTACTAATTCATCAAATTCATTTGCATATTGTTTACGATACTTGCTCAAACTATTGAGAATCAAGTGTCGTAATTTTCCTATGTCTACTTCTGTTTCCCCCTTTTTCATGGATACAAAAGTAGATGCAACTAAAAGTTGACTAAGATCTACTAATATCATTAATTTAAAAGTCCTGTATATTCTTCGTTTTCGTCTTCGAGCTCTACTTCGATAGTATCTTCTCTACCAAAAGTTTTTACAATATCACCTTCATCATCTACACCAATTTCCAATTCCAAAACTTCACCAGTATCAGCATCGGTAAGATAGATTTCACACATACAGACATTCAGTTTATTTCCATCATCATCTCTTGCGTGTTTCAATACACTCAAAACTGTTTGTGCTTCTTTAAGTATTCGTTTATGTTGACTCATATACTTCCTGTATTATATGATTGGAGCTGGTGACAAGATTTGAACTCGCGACCTGCTGATTACAAATCAGCTGCTCTACCAACTGAGCTACACCAGCATTATTTAAATGGTGGGCCGACAAACCAACACACCAATGAATATCTAACTCCCTTTGTAACAGGAGCAACTCTATGTTCTATAAAAGAAGGAAACACAATAACTGATCCTTCTTCTAATCTTGGAATTCCTTCATCCATATCTCTCATTTCAAAATCACCGCTTTCAAAATTAGAATTAAGAACAATACTCATTGAAAGTTTTCTAGTATTACCATGTAAAAACTTATTGTCTGGTTCATTTTTTACTTCTTTATGTGAACCTATTCCATCTTTATGCCATGTATAAAATCCATCTTTGGTATATCGTGTTACCTGACAACTTTCAGCAGCAACTATATCATATTTCCATCCAGCTTCTTCATTTGCAGATATCATATATTCCCAAATTAAATCATAAATCCATTGTTCCTTTATCCATACAACATCGCTCTTTCGGATTTTACTGAGATCATGTTCTATATTTTCATCTTTTGATCCCCATGTTTTTGCCTGATCCCATTTTCCTTCGCCCAACTTTATTATTTTTTGACAAACTTCATGTGATATTTCTTTATCCCAATACCAATACTGATTGTACAACATATTTCTCTTTTTAAAAAAATTAAACAGAGAGGTGATGGATAGTAGGACTTGGCATACCTACAACATCGGGGAACGAACCTCCGTTGGCTTTATCCCTCCGAACCAGAACCCTCGCTGGTATGCGAGATGTGACCCCCATTTGTTACCAAATGGGTAGCCTCAGCACCATCTGTGAACTGTCTGACTACCTCGGCTCTCGACAAGGTTGTTATCAGCATATCCAAAGACCGCCGTCTTTTATTCACCCCTCTATTTAATTTTCTTTCTGATACTCTCTTACTCGGGCTTCTGCTTCTTTCATTGTCTTGAAAAAACCGCCACCCATTTCTTCGTTATCTTCATATTCTCGTACAAAATATTCTCCTGCTGTGCGAGAACCAAATATAGTTTCACCTTCTTCAAGGATTTCAATTGTTGCTGTTTTCATGAATATCTTTTCCAGTAATACACATCGAATGAATGTGCTTCTTCTTTTAAAGTGTGATGGGAATTACTTATTCGTGGGCCACGATATTTTACTCTGATATCTGATCGTGGGCATTCGTGTATATCAGATGCAAATGTTCTACAAAGTTCAAGGTTTTCCTCACTCAAAGGAACACCCTTGAGTGTGGAAGAAAACCCCCTTGCAATTTCAAAATGATGTTTTAAATCTTCAAGGTTCATGTTCAACTCCTAGTATGGGCCAGTCCAACGAACTCTTTCAAAAGTTCTCTCAAGAACATTACCTCTTGGAAAGTTCCTTGCAGGAGCTGCCCAACCAGCAGGTTTCAAAATATCACCAAGACGAAACTTTTTATCTTTATCAGTATTAACAACAAATGCTTCAACACAACTACTATTGTGAGCACTATTAATAACCTTGATATATTTTGATCCTACAGTATAGTGTAGATTATCAGCATAATCTTCTTCCATTCTTGCACGATGTCCATATTCATCTTTTTCACCAGACCTAGACCATCCACGATAATCATCCCGCATATGTTCTAACATTGCCTCAACTCCGGCTTCAACATTTTCTCTCACGTTACTCATAATATATTCTCATTAGGGTTAATGGAGTAAGAACCTTTTCTCACTCTCTACTAATATTGTAACAAATTCTGACATGAATGTCAAGTTTTTTCCAACATTTTTTGGCAGGGAATAAAGGAATCGAACCCTTATTGACGGATTTGGAGTCCGTAGTTTTACCATTAAACTAATTCCCTATGGAGTGTCGAGTCAGAATCGAACTGACATAAATGGTTTTGCAGACCATCACCTAGCCTTTCGGTCATCGACACAAATGGGGAGTTTTCACTCCCCCGATTTTGAGTTATACTGACAAGACCAAGAACTTCTTACCATTGATGATTTCCTCACGAAGAACCTTGTGTGTTCCCCTTGAGGATGAAATTCCCATCTCAACATTCGCTTCCTGTTGAGTGGAAGCTGCGGAGAAATCCTTCTTCTCCTTACGTACCTTCATGAACTGTTTCGGAATACTCATTCGACCTTTCGGTTGAAGATTCACCAGCAGAGAGAGGTGATTCCTCTCTCACCCATTCAAATTACAGTATATAACATTTGAACACGAATGTCAAGTTTTTTCAATCTCGTTCCCACAAATATGCATCAAATGCCACAGCATATTCCTTGAGAGTATGATTTGTATTAGTGGGTCTAGGTCCACGAAATTTGATACGAATGTTTTTTCTGGAAGTCCTGAAAACAGTCTCACCAAGTGCCTTGGCCTTCTCCATATTTTTTTCTGACAAAGGAACTCCCTTTAAAAATGAAGAGTATTTTTCAGGACTCCAATATTTCCAAATATCCATAATATTCCTTATAATGAAGTGTACATTCCAGTATGAGACTCAAAGAGACTCACCAACATATCGTTATAAACATTGTCATAACCTTTCATTGACTTCATTTCACCCATCTTAGTTAC